CCGCGCCACCACTTCGATGGCTTGAACTAGTTAGTTCGCGCCGATGCTTGACGACGACTCAATGCGACGCAGCGAAGCCTCGCGGAATCGTGCGTAACCACCGAGCCAGTACCAACCAACAGGCTGGAAGCGGCTGAGCACGTCAACCACTGGACCGCGCACGACGCGTGGGAACGCACCGTTTCCGTCCACGATTGAGTGTGCCTTGGCAAGCGCCTGACGGCCAGCGATGTGGGTGCAGTACGCATCCACGGTGCCCGTCGAGCCTGAGCCGTTCGAGGCGTTCTCGAAAATCTTCGCACGTGGCGTCTCAATGAAACGCACACCTTCGAAGGCTCCGACTTCGCCGTTGTAGATGTTGGCTGGGTCGCTGTACACATGCGGGTCACGCCATGCGGCAACGCCCGTCTCGCGGCGAAGGTCGTACGACACGTCTGGGTGAATGAAGCCCATGTACATGCCGTTGAACGACACAGCGTTTGCCTTACGGAGCGCAGCAACAATCTTGCGAACGTCGTTCGCTTCGATGATGTCTTCTGCCGCGATTTCGTTGCGAGCAGTTGGGGTGGTGGTTCCGCCACCGCCGTACACCACGTGGGTGCCTGCGGAGAGGACTTCACGGATGACGCCGTCGATGGAGATACCAGCGTTGTAGCCAACGAGGTTGGCTGCTGCGGCATCCACGTCGAGGAACGAAGTTCCACGCAACTTGGCAGTCGTGTTGACAGCGTTGCCGTACTCTTCGAGCGTCACTTCAACTTGGCTGTCGCCCATCACCACTGGGGTCACGTCGGTGTCCTCAGTCAAGGTGCTGGTCTTTTCCGACAGGTCGTTGAAAATGGTGAACTTCACCGACGAACCTGGCATGGCTTGTGCGACTGGCATAACGTCTGCCACCGCGTCGAACAAGAGTTCGCTGCGGAGTGCGAAGTACGCAATCCTGTCAAATGCAACCTGGTCTGTGAGCAGGCTGCTCTGTTGTGTCTTGGACACTTTGTTTACCTGTTACTTTCCCCGACAGGCACGGGGCCTGCGGGCTAGATGTTTTCTGCTTGTTGTCTCATTTGAGCCAGAAGTTGCATGACTTCGTCCTGATTGCGAGTCGAGTTAAACTTGGCTGCCCAATCGACCTCTTGGTCGTTTGTTTCACCAGCGGAACCCGCTTTCTGCAGTCGTGACCAAGCCCGCTTTTCGGACTCGTCAACCATGTCTTGCGGCTTTGAAGCCTGAATGAGATTTGCTTCCTCGGCAGCCTTCCTGATTGCTTCAGGTGACACCTCTCCGTCGTAGCCCTTCACGAAGTACTTTGCCATCGGGGTATTGAGGTCAATGCCCGCTTTGGTGAAAGCCATTTCTCGCTTCAGGTTCTCGAACTCCGCAGCCTGTTGACGAAGCAGTTTGTTTTCCTGCTCCACCTTTCTCAGGTGCGAACGGACGGGGTCTTTGCCTGCCGTTTCGCCAGTCTCGTCTTCATACTCTTCGTGGACGTTTGACATGACTCACTCCATTCTGCCCACTCCCGTTCGGAGGAATCGGGAGGCTGCTTTCACCCTTGTTGCTCAGGTCAGGTCGGGGTTCCCTGACAAAAAGAAACTATACCACAAAGCGTGGTCTGTCAAGTACTACTGTGCGGTGCCTGCACCAGTTTGGATGGAACCACTTGTAGCGCCAGTGGTAGCAGCAAACTGACCGCCGCCACGGAACTGAGCCAAGCGGGCAGCCTTGCGGCGCTCCACATCCAAGGCTGCGGCGGTGTCGTACCCAAAGGCTGCACCAACACGCTGCTCCTCGCTAATTCTTTCCTCGCCGCCCTGAAGGGGCTCGTAGAGTTCGGCCTGTCGTCCAATCGTTCCGAATGCCTCAGCAGCCTGGGTGGCCGTGTATCCACGTGCAGCGATGTCCTCGGCTGTTGGTGCCGACAACTGCATTCCGCTTCGCTCCTGACCGATGGCAGCAATCTTGGCGGCATCAGCCCTTCGCTTAAGCATGGACACGCTGGTCTTTGGCTCCAGAAAGTAGGCAGCCAAATCCTTTTCCTCAACGTTGTACAGCCGCTGCATCTGGGCTTTGACGGCTGGGTCTGCGTCTCGAACCACCTGATAGGCGTTGGTCATGCGGTCATACAACTCTGATGGGGATACGTCTCCAGAAATGAGCGACTCAAACACGTCTTGGCGGTTGAAGTACTCCAGCATTCCACCGCGGCGTAAGACTTCGCGGTAGGTGTTCTCCATGTCGACATACGAGCGCGGAGTCAAGGCTGGAAGTCCAGCAGCCTGTCTTGCCTGATTGGCTGCAAAGCGTTTCTTGAACACGTCGGTGCCGCGCAGTTCGTACAGGACCGATGCTTCGTCTTCTATCCCGCGAGCCAAAAGGTCGTTGAGCATCCCTTCGAGGGAAGTCAAACCATATTCGCCGAGGTATGACCTGAGGCGGGCAAATACGTTCTCGTCAACTTCGTCAGCCTGTTGATTGTTATTGGTAGTCGTGGTCGTGGTAGTGATGGTGTTTTCGTCTGGCAAAATAACCTGACCCTCACCTGGAAGCGAAACTTGACCACCAATGCCAGGGATTCGCTCTACACCCCTGCCAAGGTTCGGAGTGGGTATTGTTGCCAAATCATCATCGGGCATCATGACCATGTCGCTCATTAGATGTACTGTCCCAGTGCTCGCTCAAGAATGTTAATCATGTCTGATGCCTTCTGCTTTGCCTGCTTGGTTTCAGACCACTTGTACTTCGGGTCCTTCCTCAACATGTATTCCCATTCGGTTGCCGTCATGCTGGTTCCGTCTGCTTTCTTGTTAAGCGCAGCCATGAACTTCGGGTCATTGTAAGTTATGTCCAGCGGATTAATTTCAAGTGTTCGGGCAGCAATGTCTCGGTACGGTTCGAACACGTCATCGAGGGTGTAGCCCTGTTCAAACTGTTGGGCAAACTGCGGCATCATAATCTTGGCGCTGTCCCTGGCCTTCTTGATGAGAAGGTCGGATGTGTAAGTGGTGCCAAGGTACGACTTGCCAGTTAGCGCGGATGTGATTTGTTCTTCAATTCCAGGAGGCGCATAGTTGTATCGCTTGAGGGCGTTGCGCAAAGCGATTGCTTCATCGGTTTCCTCAAGGGCAACTGGCGCGCCCTGTGCTGCCTTACGTCCAGAGATAATTGAAAAGGCGTAATACTTGGTTTGCGCTTGGGAAGCCTTGTTGCTCAACGCGTACGTTGCAATGTCAACAAGTTGTCTGTCATCCAATTCCAGGTCCCCGAACTCCTGCAACAGTTCAACTTTCTTGGATTCGATTTGTTCCTGTTTGGTTGGTTCTGGGGTTAGTGTCCAAGCACGGCGCGATGGTCCGACCTTGGTGTACAGGTTCGTGGCTTGAACTTTGGCAGTCCAAGCCTTTCGTCCAGCATCGCTGGTCAGGTCGTAATTGTCTGGGTTCTTTGCGTAGTCAAGGAATAGGTCAATAAGGTCATCGCCAAATTCCTGTCTGGCTTTTGCTTCGCCTTCAGCGCCGTCAACCAAATCCGAGAACTGCGGGAACTCTGTCTTGAATCGGTCGCGCCAATCGCCAGATGCCGAAGTTCCGTATCTCTTGTCGTACTGATTGCCTAGTCGCTTGCGATTGGCAGCCGTATCCTTCAAACCTTTGGCGGTCAACTGTTCCGTGATGTATTGGTCTTTCGTCATCTCAGCCATTATTGACCCAACGCTTGCATTGCCAAGGAGATTGCGCTACCGAGACCGAACACGGTGCGGGAGGTGGGGTCTGCTTTTTCTGCGAATGTTTGGGCGATAAGTCCAGTGTTTGGTACCTGTTGCCCAGACGCTACGGCTTGGCGTTCGCGGTTGCGAATGAAGTCTGCGGCATCCGCCATTTCCTTTCGGGTGGGCATACGACCAAGAGACTGCAAGAATACTTCACGGGTGTATGCGGCTGCGTCTTCATCTGAAGTTACGCGAACCGTTGGTCCAGTGCCACCAACCGACGACCATGAGCCAATGAGACCAAGCACGTCCTGCCATGGGCGTTGTGCATTGTTGGCTACGTCGAATAGTTTCAGCCAAACCTTTTCGTCATCGCTTGACCAGCCGATTCCATCAAGCAATGCTTGGCTTGGCTTGCTCGACCCGTACCAGCCAATTCGTTTGAACTCGTTGGCAATGCGAATTCGTTCATCGGTTGACAATTTGTCAAGTTCGCGAGCGACAAGGAATGGGTCCTCGAAGTTGTATTGACGGCCAGCAATTCTGCCCGAGTTGTCGTAGATGACTGGCTGGGTTACGTACTGCGCTACGGTTTGGCGCGGGAATACCCCAATGCCAAGTTCCTCGCGCAAGTCGGCTTGCTCTTTGGCGGACAGCAGCGGTGAGAAGCCAACGAATTTGCGTCGTTGGTAGTTGGCGGTGTTTGCAAGTGATGGGTCGAAATCAACAACGCCAGCACCCGTCTGGTCCGTGTTTGTGTTTTCGTTTTCGCCAGCCATTACAAATCTACCTCTTGTGCCAAGAAACGCGACCAAACTCTATCAAACTCGTCGTTCTTGTTGGCCAAAGATTCACCCAATTGGTACAGTTCGGTGCGAGCAGCCAATGCTTTCTTGGCTTGGAAACTCTTCAAATCTCCCTTTTCCATTAGTTCTTTGCGGCGTGTTAGATACCTGCGAACAAGTTGGGCAATGTTGTTGTCCTTCAGGCGTGGGTCATTAACCAACTTGTCCATCTGGTCGATGTCGTTTGCCAACTTGTTTGCTTCGAACTGGGCGCGCTTGGGGAATCCAGGCAACTTGGCGTTCAAGTATTCGCGGTAGGCACGCAGGGCGTTTTGTTGTTGTTCGGTTGGGTTGGGTCCAAACATGCGTCGGGCTGCACGGTACTTGACCGAACCAAGACGGTTCTGGGCAAAGTCAATCATTTCTCGGTCGGTAAACTTTTGTCGTTTGCCTTCCTGCAACTGGCGCTGCCACACGGTGAAGGCAAACTCGCCACCTCCGCGGGGGGCCATGAAGTAGGCGGTGTCTGGGTATTGGTTGATGATGTCGGTATTGGTGCGTTCCCAGACGCCGAACTCTTCGGTTGCTTCAAGACCCTGGGCGATGGCACGGCTCTTTGACGAAACGTAAAGAACCAGGTCATCACCGTATAGGTCCAGGAATCTGTCAACTGCGCTGTCGTAATCTTCTTGCTCAAACTGTCGTAGTTCGTTTAGCAGGGCATCTACGTACTTGTCGCCTTGCTTGGTGGGAATCTTGAATTCCGTGGTTGGGGATGCTGGACCAGTGAACTGACCCATGGCGCGCATGAGGGTGAGGATTTGGGCGCGTTGACGGGCATCTGCCATCAGGCGGGTGACACCATCTTCGGTGTTCAGGTTGTACTTGTCGGTGTTGACGGACAGTGCCCGCAGGGTTTCCATGTAGGTGTTGCCGTATACGGTGTTCATACGCACCTTGTCGAACAGCATTCCTTCAACTGCTGGAGCGACTTTCTGCATCCACGAAGGAACGACATTCACCGCCTGCGCAAACGACACCTCGCCATATGGAAGCAGTAATGCTTTCAATTGGTCGTACTTGGGTACGTCGGGAAGAATGGTGGAGACGGCAAAACTTGCGTACGGTCCAAGTGCTGGATAGAAACTGATGCCTTGTGACAGTCGGCTGAGCGGCGCTGACAATGGCGCGTTGATGCCAGTGAATAGTTTGGCAATTGTTCCAGACAGAGGGAATGTGAACATTTGTTCGCCAGTCGATGGGTCGCGATAGATGAATCCGCGACCGTCTTGGTCTGGGTCGGCTTCAGACACGCCCCGATACACCTTGTGGAACTGGCGGTAAGCGTGGAGGTTTTCTTCGATGGCAAGCGAGGAGTAACGACCGATAACGTCACGCCATGCAGCCTCAAATGGCGCAACTATGCGTAGTGCGTCTTGGAAGTTGTTGCGGGCTGATGCATCATAGAGCAGTTCTTTGGTGCGGTTGATGCCAACGAACCGTGAGTATTCGTCAAGTTCTTCGACCGTCAAAGTACTTGACGAATACTCACGGTTCGTTGGCATCAAC